TTAAAATTCTAAACAAAGCATTTGTATATTATTTTCATCTATGGCCTTGCCAACTAAATAGTTTTTAGGTTGTGTTAATGAATTAAATACTGGTCCAGCAGGTTCATCATCAAACAAGCCAAAATTAATATATACATTATCTGCTTCTATTGGATTAGGGCAGATTGTGTTTGGTACAAAACCTATGAAATTCGCGTAGTTATTGTATTCGTTAATAACAAAACCATCAAATTTGCTATTAAATTGAAATGATAATAGTTTAGGATTATAATCTGTGTCAAATGTAAAAATCATATTATTATGGATATAAATAATAGATTTATTATAAAAATTGTAATTAAAAGTAAAACTAACTTTTTTTAGCAACGTTAAATCATCAAGATTTAATTTTATAATGTAATGATAAGAACCCATACCAGCGCAAAAAAAGTATTTATTAGACAAAGGAAGTAAAATATAGTAAGAGCCAATGTTAATGTTAATAGCTTCGCTTATGGTGATTTCATATCCATTAATAGAAATTAAAGCAATATAACTACTATCATATAACATTATTAACTGAGAATTGCTTATCGGGATGATGCTTTTAAAAACTGGAATTGAATAAGGATCTCCCAGTGTACCATCATAAATCCGGGCTGTTATTCCATTTTTATCGTAAATTATTATTTTTTTACCATTCAAATAAACAACATTATGTAAATATACGACACTGCTATCAATTAAAACTTCACTGCCAATAGATAATAAACCGCTACCAACGTTTACACTTTTATATATTAACGAATTATCGGATTTTTTTATAACAACACCATCAATACAAGCTCTATATTCACCAACGGAAGAGGTAAGCACTGTTTTTGTGTCTTTTACAGATATAATTGTATCTTTAATCACCAAATAAGTTGCAGTTAAATAGCTGTTATTGCCAGCATCTTTATAAAAAATTATGCAATCTTTATATCCCGAGCCAGGTATTATAATTTTGATATTTGAAACTCCGGAAGTTTTAAATACTAATTTATAGTAAGGCACAATTTTGCCATCATTAACATTACATAAAATGGCTGTGCCATAATTATTGTTATCAGAATCACTATACGCAATGATGCATTTATCTATATCAAAAAAAGCAATATCAAGATTTGAACCGTTTACATTTATTGTAAAAGAATGTAGTAAATTAAGAAATACTGCTTTTGTAAGTTCTCCATTTTTCATGGTGACAACATCATATTTTTCCACCGTATTATCACATGGCAACTGACAACTACTAAATGGCATTTTGTTTTTACAGAAAACTCTTTTATCTAAGATATATACATATGTATTAGAACGAAACCCATATGCTAATATAATCTCATTGGGTTGTTCATTATATTCCTGGTCATATTCTAAACTGTAAAGAACAATATTTGTGTTGTGTCGGCGCATAATTTTTTGCTGGTAATCACCTTCAGGAGTATATGGCTCCTCAATCCATTGATGTTGCGCTACAATTGCACCATACCATGGATCTGGTAGTTGAAAATTCTCAATACCATCAAATTCCATCCTTCTACCTGAAGAATCATATGCAACACCAGGACTTACAGAAACGTTACCAGTAGAAGAAGGAGTAACCTCAAAACCATGCAGGATTCCATTAGAAATAAAATCCATTCCTCTGGCAACTATTTCCTTACCAATAGCTTGTTGCTCTTTAATAAAATCTTCCTGGAAAAGTTTACTTCCATTTGCAGGATATTCTAAACCTTCAATACCAATATAATTTTGATCCATTGACAATACCTCCTTTCACCAGATAAAATCACCTTCAGCACGTTGCTCAATGATAATAAAATCGTTTGAAGCAATGTTAAATTGATCTATAAGCTGTTTGATTAGTTCACGATTAATAGCAGCCGTTGATAAATCAGGTAAAATGGCTTTCCATATAAATTTTCCATATAAGCTATGGATACAAACACCTTCACCTAAAGGGGTAACACCAATAGTAAATACTGAATAATCGCTATATTGCAAAATTGAGGGTTCAACACCACATGTAATCATAAAAATACGTTTGATCAGTTTGACACTGCAATATTCAGACAATAATGATCTGTATACCTGAATTCTGGTTCTGAAATCATCAAGAGATTCACCAGGCAGTTGAACAAGATTGTAATGCTTTGCAACCTTACGTAAGGATTCAATATCCATGGATTGCAAAAAGATATTACTGTAAATATAATCAGCACTTTCAAACAAAGTGACAAAAAAAGCAGAAAGTGCATATAAAAGTTTATACCAGATACTGTGTTTCCCTTTACGTGTGATACTATTGCGCATATGTTGCCATAGCATTGAATCAAAATCAAAGTTATACCTCAGCATATTGAACCTTCAAAAAAGTAATTGTACCTAAAACCGGGAATGCATATTGTGAAACGACAAATCCATTATGTTCAAGGATATCAACTTTTTTAACACAGGTGTTTACAATTAATGATGATTTAATTTGATCTTCAATAATATCCTCTCCAAGGGTTAACGTGGCAAAATATGAATTTAATGCATTGAGCAGTTCCACATCATCAGGTTCTCTATCTTCATAGTAAACTTTAATGGTTGCATTCCAGGTAAAGATATCGATATCAAAAATAACCACATGCCATGCACCTGCAGGATCAATATCTTCGCTATTAAAATAATCCTGTATGATTTGTTTTTCTTCAGTAGTAGGTATTCCGTTTTGAGTTAAAAATGCAATACCAACTGTTCCCATTCCTACATATCGGGGAACAACAAGCACTTTTGATACAAATTCAAACTCAAGAGTTTTAGCTTCAAACCATGCTTTGGTTCCTTGCTGTAATGCTACATCGTGTTTATGTATACGTTCGCGTACTTCCTCGATTGTTTCTTTATTTCGGCCACCAGAAGTAGGTTCTTCATTGTACACAATATCAATACCTGGAATATCATGCACAAGTTGGGTGATAGTATCTGGTATGACATTATATATACTACCTTCATTAAGTGAAACAATAGGCAGGGATACGGTATAATACCCACGGGAATCCATTGGTGTTTGATTATTGATTACTCCAGCTTGCTGGATGATAAAGATTTTATCATCACTTGTTTTCACCATACTCAACTGGGGAATAGTAATCTCAGTAGTTGGTTGAGAACTGCTACCAATACGTACTGTACCACTTGCCTTAGCAGCCTGTTTCCATGGCGTCATTCCTCTGTCAGCAAGGTGCAGAACAAGTGCCTGCTCGTCAGCAGTAGATACAAAAATATTGTTATAAATTTCTAAAAGAACATCGGATAAAAACATATAAAAGGTACGTGCAATGGCTTCTATAATAGCACGCAATTTACCAACAACATTGAGATTAATAGAAAAAACTTTCCGCAATTCCGAATCATTATTAATTTCGTTTAGTATTTTTGATTTTATTTCGTCATATGTATACGATAACTTCATTGTACTACTCCTAATGGTACCACAAGATTATCAATGGTATTATTAGTGATTGTAATAAATGATACTGATGCAACAATATACCCATTGTTAGATGATATCGTTATGGTTATTGAATTCTTTTTTATCCGCGGATCACGACTCAAAATCCTGGTGAGTTCCTGCTTAATAAATAATTTTTCAATGTAAAATCTATTCTCAGATACATTAACACAATATAAAGCATTGCCCCTATCAGGGTGATCAGGATCATCAAGATATGGAAATTCTAATTCTTCTATAATGTCCTGAATAAGACAGTCAATACCGTATGCAGTATCTACATCACCACTGCCGGGTATAAAGGTTATATCACCGTTTTCCAATTTAATATCATCGCCTAAGACATTCATGATACCTTATTTTTCTGTGATAAAATTGCACTATTCCATTGAGGAGGGACAACTCCTGAAAGTGGAGGAGTAACTCCTGCTCCCCAGGCAATAATGGCAGACAAAGCCGTATCCACGCTTTGAGCCCATTGTTGTAATGCATTACCAAGGACCATAGGCTCAGATCCTTCACCAATAGTAACACCATCAGCAATCATGATATTACCATTTTGGGACTGTAAAGTAATATAGTCAGGGTATACTTCAAACTTTGATTGATTACATGTAATGGTACATTTACTGTGGGTATTGAATATTATTTTATCAATTTCTGAGTATTGCAGAATCACTGCCTGGTTAGGTGAATTATTAATATAACCAATAACAACGACACTATTAATTTTAGGAATAAGCACAAAAGTACTCTCTGAAATAGCTTGTAATGTGGCTATAAATTCAGGTGATTCATTAGCATATTGAACTACACGGGCAATTAATTGTGTTTCATCAACATATTTAACAATGGCACGGGTCAAAGTCATATCAATTTTTTGATGTAAAAAAGCTGCTTTTTGTATTGCCTCAATCAAAGTCATGATGCCTTTTTCCCTATATAAATTTTTTGCCTGAAACCATTGCTTCCATATTCTTTTTCAACTTTATCCACATAATAATAACCGTTCTTTTCGGGATATCTATCATCAGTAATTTTTACTTTTGTGCTATGCATTACACTCGGATAACCGAAGGTAATGATACTTCCCTTAAAACCATTGTATGTGATTTCATCATACAGTTCTTTTGCTCTGGATTTAATTTCATTTTGGGGAATGTCTTCAATATACATAGTTTTAACTCTTTGACCATTCCCATATTGAGCTGTATACACCATTCCGCTGCCATCAGTTTGCTCAGATATAAGAATAATTTTATCATACTCAGGATCAGGTGAAAAATATATATCATCTTCAATTACATTCTTGCCAAATGTGAATACAGGGATGCTTTTTTGTGTCATTGAAAATGGCTTCTCAAAGTGTAAAACACTTCCTACAAAGAAAACATCAAACCCACATAATGTTGCTAAATCTTTAACAATAAATCGCTTGGTTTTTGAAAAATAATTTCTGTTTTTAATTTTAATACCGGAATGTATATATCCGGTATCTATTGGGTATGGACTACAAATATACTTAATAATTTCACCACACGTCATGTTGGTAAATGTTTTAGATATTACTTCTCTCCTAAGAAAATAAAAGTAATCTTCTGCAATGATTGTAAATGGTTGCGTAGGAGATACCTCCCTGACAAATCCTTCAAATTCAAGATTCATACCATACTGAGTATAACCACACCAGAATTCAACCTTAGTACCTTCAGGAATTGCACGGTAGCTCAATCGTTTATATTTAGGCAATTTTATAGTTATTGTATCACCTCCTTCTCGACTTGAAGTCCAGTTTACCTGATTAACAGCAGGAAAATTGTATCCACCAATAGATAGTTTATGTGTTAAGCAGAGCACGCAATTTCTCCGCTTTAGTAAGATGTTCTTTTGACACAAGTGCAGGGATAATACAACTGTCACCTGGAATTAAATGTTTGTAATTGTTTTCAATGGCAATATCAATAAAAAACAATGATGATCCATAGTAACTTTTTGAAAGATGTTGATATGTATCGCCACTTTCTACAGTATGAATAATTGGCTCAGTATTAAGACCTACAATATGTATTGTTTTACCGGGAGGTATGTAATAAGGATTTTCCCCTAAAATATCCTTATTGGGATCATAGATGATTCTCCATAAGTACCATACATAGTAATACCGGATTGCTATTTTGTATATTGTATCAGAAGCTTTTGTTGTGTAGGTGTCAATGATGGTATACCGCATTACTCCACCTCTATATCAAATTCGCTGTCTGATAAAAATCTCAATGTCAGTATTTCGGTTGCTTCCATTCCTTTTGTTTCTGGATGATCAAAACTTTCAAAAATTACCTGCTGGATTCCATATAATTCTGTTTTTGGACATAAAATTCGAAGACTTTCTTCCATTTGCCACAAGGCAATAATTCTGTTTAATTCATCATATACCAAATCAAATGTTAACGATTGTATGACTGCATGAACGGTAATGATATAATCGTTAAAGCCTGCATATTCCTTAATACTTCCACTCCTGCCTGGTATAGAAGTTACTATAATATTTTTACTTCCACTTATATCTACAAGACAACCACATGGGAATTTATATGTACCAATAATAACCGGGACAAGTTCTTTGGATAAGGCTGACAAAGGCAATCCATGTATTTGTAATCCGTAATCAAGCATGAGAATACCTCATGATTTCCTGCATAATAGCTTGAGCCATAGCATTAGCAAGTGATTGCAGAGTACCATTTTTCGATTCATTTTGAATTGTTAAATTCCCAATTAAATGAGCCACATTAATGACGAAACTTGAAGCATTGCGATTTATTTGCGCAGAAGGTTTTGCCTGCATTGTTTCAACCGTTTTTTGCATATACGGAATTACTGCAACTTTTTTCTTTGCTTCTATTTCTATCCCGGTATTAAATGTTTTAATCAATGCCTGTCCTGAAAGAGTGAGTTTTGAAAAAGGTCCTTCTTTTGCGTCTGAATGAGGAAACAAATTCGCTATGGAACCAAAAACATCACGTATGCCATTTTTAAGTTTATTCCATGAAGATTTAATGCCGTTCCATAATGCATCAATGAGTTTTTTCCCTGCATCCAATACAAAGCTTATAGCTTTCCCAACCATCGATTTAAGACTATTCCATAATTCACCAAAAAAGGCTGCAACTTTATTCCAGTGTTTTATAAGCAAGTAGGCTCCTGCTCCAATTAAAGCTATACCGCCAACAATCCACATAACAGGACATCCCCATAGCGCAGCATTAAACAACCATTGAGCAACAGAAGCAATTTTTGTTGCAGCAGCTGTTGCAAGTACAATCCCTTTTTGAAGTACAAGTGCGCCAATAAAAGATGAAATATTTCCAACCTTTAAAGCACCCAGGTAAAGCCATACAGCACCTGTAGCAATTTTTTTTGCTACAGCTAAAGATAGGGTTGCAGTTTTGTGCCATAGTAATTTAAGAGTGCTTATCTGAGTAGTATTACCAGCAGCGATTTGTGATAGTGCATACAAACCGGTAATAGCCTTTAGTGTTGTATAAGCACCTATTACAATAGTCAATGCACTACCCAAGGATAAAAAAATACCGATTATTTTTGATAATGTCGGGTACTTGTTACCAATTTCAACAAGGTATTCAAGGCCTCCTTTTAAAGCGTCAATAAATGGTTTTAACGCCCATCCAATACCACTGCCAAGTGTCGATTTGAAATTATCCCAGGTATGCGAAAGCGTTACCAGGCTTGTATTTATATTATCAATATTTGCTTTTGCCATTGCATCAACAAGCTCAGCACCTTTCATAGTTCTTAGCTTTTCAATATTTTCTCTAAGTAAATCAGTCTTATCCCATAAATTAACAAATAGCTTCTGAGCTTCTTCGCTTCCAAAAGCCTTACTTAACTCCAGTTTTTCAGCCTCATCAACTGTCTCACCATATTTTGCTTTTAGTTTATCAAGGATATCAACTACTGGAAGCAGTTTACCCTTAGCGTCGACAAACGAAATGCCTAACTTCTGGCTGGCTTCGTGCGCTTTACTGACAAAAGCTCTGAAAGCTGTACCAGCTTCTCCTGGTTGCATAACATTCTGGAGCATACCAAGAATATTAAATTGTTCTGCAATATCATAACCAGCAGCTGCTGCAGCACCGCTGACGCTCTCAATGGCTTGTTGCATCTTACTCCCTTCGGTTTTATATTGCTGCACTGCAAATGCCAATGAGTTGGCAATCAGTTCTCCAAACTTTTCATCACTAAGCTGAGCATACATTTTCCTATTTTGATTGTAAATGGTACCAAAAACACTTGCCAGCTCTTTTGTATTTCCTTTTGTTGCTGCAGCAGTTTTTGCAACCATTGCTGTAAAGGCGCCAAGTTCTGAATCATTTATGGTTGCAATACCGCTTTTAATATCATATGCAGCATCAATAAATTCATTACGTGTAACGTTGAAGCTACTGCTCATCAGCATAGCTGCCTGAGTAACTTTCCTGATGTTTTCGTCACTAATACCTAATGATTGTAGATGCGATTGTAGCTGCGACGTTTCTCTGCTTGCATCAATCAAGCGTTTGCTAAATAAAGCCATACTGGTACCTACTGCAACCATGCTGGCGCCAAATTTTAGCTGTTTCATTCGTGTTTCAAATGTTGTAATACCGGTATCAAGCTCTTGAAATTTCCCCTTTAATTTTTCAGCACTACTGGTAATCTTATCAAACTGTGAGCTTACGTAATCTTTAAGTGTTAAAACAGCTCCTAATTTATAAACCTGATCCATCTATCCCCCAAGTAGCTTAATGAGTAGCTCAGCCAGGTTTTGCAGTTCCCGCTGTTCCAGGTATAATGCATCAACCCGTATTTTGATCTGTTCTTCAAATGGAAGTGCATCATAATCAACAGTTGGGAAGTATTTCCGTACCAGTACAATACTTGCATCTTGCAAAAGCTCCTGGTGACGATCCTCTACAACTTTTTTACTATTGCCTCCTGCGTTACACCGCAGGCTTCAATGAGCTTCGTTGCAATTGGAGTGATAATGCCAGCCCGTTTCTGCAATAACTGGTTAAATACATCAGGTTCAGGGTATAATATGCAGCTCAGGACAAGCTGCCTGTTTTTATCAATGTCATTTTGAGCACTGTTTGCAAGCTTAATGTCTTCAAGCGTTGGGACCCTAAAAATCCCATCAAATTCATCCTGGCTCAGTTGAATCATTATCACTTCAGGATATAACTGTTTCCAGTTTTCAATTTTTGGAAGCAACTCATTGTAAATTTTATCTGTAATACGTGCCATATATCCTCCTTGCAAAATTATAGTGGAATGGTTTTGGGCATTGCCAACAATTCAAAATCAATATCAACAAGAAACTTGGTATCACCCACTTTGCGTTTTTGCCCAATTTTCTTAAGCTTTACCAACGGTAATATTTCTTTCAGTTTCTTCCCATTGCTTTTAACCAATAAACCTACTATTGGAAACGGCGGAAGCTTTAAGGGATCTCCACCAACAGCAGAAGCCGCTAATACAAGCTTTTCGTATTCTTCAAGCAATACACTCATTTTCCCACTCCCTTTCAGTTCTCCTTCGCCATACCCAATAGGTTCCTGACCTTTCCCATAATGCACTTCAACCTTGATCTCATGGTCATAATCCAGACTATCAAGCCCAACGATAGTCCGTCCCATAACAGTGGCTGTATAATCCTTAAAGCTATATGTTTCCTGCATGTGTTTACCTCCTTATTCTTTTCTGTACCCAATATCAATGGTGATGCGTTCCATAATGTTTGTAGGATAAATATGTATCTGCCCCTTAAGTTCACCGCTGGATAAATCCTGATCTGGATCTATTTCAATTTCATGTTTTACAATTTCCTCATCTCCTGGAATGCGCATTGAGCTATTGATGGCTGCATCAATTTCGGCAATCAGACTATCAATACCACTTTCACCACCTTCAGCTACACCATTGACAAATGGCATAATCTTTTGATATGCTATCCTGCAGACTTTATCAATAACTCTCCCCTGGTGAATGGTTTGATAGTCACTGTCTGCAGCTGCCATGCAATGATCCTTCTTGATATAAATACCCGGCCAATTTGCATATTTAACTGCCAGTATGACATTTGCATCATCCAGATCAGTTACATATTCTTCCATTTCATTCCAGAATTCTATTTCAGTAGCTATTTTAGATGCATACTTACGGACATATCCTGGATGCTCATTTACTTTGCATTGACTTAATTTTGCGCATAGCAAAATAGCAGCAGATTTGTATTCTGTATCACTTCCATAGCGTAGTCTCCCCCCAACGATGCCAATTTTTTTGGAAGTAAACAGCTTACATTCATCTATCATGGTTTGTAAATATTCAGTTATTGAGGTTTGCTCGTCTTTTGGAGGATATTCCAGGATAAACCGTACAAAAATACGTTTATCTTCAAATTCTTCTTCTTTTGCCTTTACGGCTTCCCAGAATGACCGTTCAAAACCTCCGACAATATGAATAAATGTATAGGCTGCAGAATCAGGATTATACTGATTTTTTACAGCATCTAACGCATTCAGAAATGAAACAGCACTTGCCTGTGGAGCAATTGTGCTAAAACTATACCGGTCACCTTTAACAAAGCAATCCCCAGTACCACTAAAACTGATACTTATTCCACATGACAATTGAATCGGAGTACCTGATGCAGGTGTCGTGTAAATATCTGAAAAATTAATTCCGCCATCTTCGCTCCATCGATATGTTGCCGTTTCACATGCACCGCCAGTAACTATTTCTATGACAAACTGGCGTGCACCTGTCGGAGTACCGGTGGCTTGCATGGTAGCAGACCCACTTCCCGAATGTGTAATCTGTCCAATACTTCCGGCGATATCGTTATCAGGCCGCAATGCAAAACATTTGATACCCCCTTCGTCAAAGTGATACGTTACACTATCAACCAGTGGACCTTTGCCAAACGTATTCCTGGCAACCTGTTTGCTTCCTATGCTATATAATTTATTCGTATCACCTTTTTCAGCTATACCAATCTTAACATGTAACCCATCAGTACCTGTTAATCCATATCCCAGGCCACCATCTACAACATTTAATGTTACCGGTTGTATCATAGTTTACCTCCTTATTTTGGTCGCATTCCATTAAATTGTTTCAAAGCTCGTGCAAATTCACCAGCTGAAACAAGCCCATTATTTTGTACTTTTACCATTGTTCGTAAAGCTCGTGCAACAGCTGGCTGCAATCCATTTTCCTTCACAAGCTCGTCAAATGTCTTTTTCACCTGACGTATTTCTTTTTTCTCTTCCATTACGTCTTTTACTTCCTTATCACTCATACATTCCTCCTTCATGTAATTGAAATGCAGTTATTCCTGGTACAGTTTGTTTGGCATATATGGCATCAATAATCTGTACCTGACAGAATGCTTTATAAGGCCCTTCGTTAATAAGTTCCGGATCATCAAGTAATCCAAAAATGCCCGGTTGGATTTTTATAACTCTACCATCATTGCATATGTGGTAAGGACGCCTACATACTTCAGTCAAAAACTGGGTTAAAATGCCAGTTCTTCCTTCATCAAAAAAATCATATATATTATTGCTATAAAAATCAATCTGATAGGGATGATTGGTTATGATAAGTTCACGGGTAAGAATAACATCATCTGAAACAATGCGTTTGTCTATGCCACCAGTTATATTGGCATTACCAATTCTATGACCAATGACTGCACACGGAATTGATGCTACAAGCGTTGCTGGTTGTGGGTACAATTCAAAAAGTTTACCCTGCAACACTAATTCACCATCAATGCTAATTCTGTTTTCAATAATATCCTTAAAGTACTGTAAATGATCCAGTATCATTCAATCAACCCAGTAAACATTGTTGCAAATGCATCCCTAAGTGTGCTCATTACATCATGAGTACTTTCAGCTAAAGCCAACCCCAGGTGAGGACGGGCAGGTAATCCCCGTGGCTCATACCCAAATTCAAGTGCTCTCGATTGTGGATGATTGCTACCGATATGAACTTCATCCCAGCTAACTTTTTTTGTGGTAAAGGAAGCTAAATAATCACCCTCTGCAATAAGAATAAGAGGTGACAGCCCTTTCATCTGCTTATATTCTTTCGTGCGCTGTGCAAGTGGTGCAAATGGATACCTCTGATCGCGGATGCCCTTTACCACATTAGCCCGAACTATTTCTGCAGCAGTTTCAAGCGCATTTCCCATATGTTCCCGTATGTGAGTATCTATATGTTTTGCATTATCAAAAAAATCCCAATTGCCTGTAAAATTTAATCCCATGGCAATTTCTCCAGTATAAGTCCAATAAATGGCTTGCTACCTAAAAAAGCATCATACTTAATTTCCTTAATTTTGTATGATGAGCCTCCCTGTACTGTATTGTTTTGGATAGTACCTCCAATATTGATTTTATCCAGTACAGTAATATTACATGCATCAAATTGCTTTTTCGTAACGTATATAGTTGCATCCCCTTCCATTACCATGCCAGCTTTTGATTGCTTTGTTTTATGTGAAAAAATTACATCACCAGTAGCAAGGATGGGAGTGTACGATAGTTCTTTTTCAATATTCAACCTGCCAGGATTACTTTGATGCTTTAATACAATAAAATCCTGCCGGCAAAGTTCAGTAAATACCCGCGTTAATGTTTGGGTACTGTACTGCTCCCTTACAAACATATGTATTCCTCACAAGCTCTATACGCTTCATCAAGGTACTGTTGAATCAATGCTTTGTACTCAGTCTCGGTCAAATTGGTTAATGATACTGACATCCCTGAAGGTAATGTCACAGATTTTTCTTTGCCCATACTGCAATCACGCCATAGTTTCTCTAAACACGAGACATGAAATAAATTCATCTCTGCTTCCTTTAAGCAATTAGCCCGCAGTGGGTTGGCAGGCATGGATTTCTTAGCATCCTCGTATGCCTCCTCGCCAACCCATTTTTTTAAACGGCTCTCTATATACATGTCTTCATGATTCAGAAATGCTGTATAGGCATCTTCTGATAAAGTGAGTGCCGCTGCAGGCCAGTGTAATGCTATTGTATCAATCGTATTGAGCATTACTTCGTCCGTATGGTAATACTTGTATCAGTCTTTTCAACCGCCATAATATCCCTGTCATTAATGGCTTTGATGATCATTTTGTCGCTATACACAAGCTCAAGGACATCTTTTTCATCCATACTGCCATCAATAGGGATTGCTTTGATGAACTTATCATTAACAAACACCTTGAATTCTTTTATGTCTTCCCTTATACTTTTTCGTGACACCACAATCAGTTCACCCGTTGCAATCTTGCTGCGTACAAAAGGTGTTTCCTTTACCTCAATGACTTCCGTAGCTTTTTGAGGCATAATTTTTTGCTTGCCTGCAATATCATAAAAACCACCACCTCTGGTAACAATATCATCACGCACTTTAACCTTAATTGTATCCATACTGCCTCCTTATACTACAAGCATCTTGCTTGCGCCGGTGAAAAGCTTTGCAAACCCGCATACTTCACTTACAACTGCATTTTCTATCTGTTGCGTTATTATCTTGTCATACTCAACAAGACTTGCTCCTTTCTCATATACCTCTTCAAGAGCTGCACGGTTATCAAGAGCTATAATGCATCCTGAAGGAACTGCCTTACATTTCTTTGGAGCGTCCATCATACTTGGGCCATTTGAATCTTTGTATTCAGGTAAATTCCTGTATGCAATTCGCATGGCAGTATCTGAAATGAGCACATTAGGAGCAAAATCCTCAAAGCTTTCTTCCAGAGCTACGATATCTGCATAGGTTAAAGTTCCGGCTGTCTGTGCATTAATGGACTGGATGGGATTGCCATTGCCATCACCGTTTATTAACACATCGATTGCAACTGCTATCTTGCTCTGTGCTAAGTTTCTGCCAATCACCTTCATTGCAGTGCCAAATACATTGGTGCGCATCCGGCGTATGGCTTCATATGTCCCTTCAATCTGATAGCCAATCTTAAACAAGGTGATTGTCTTATCTTTAAAGTTTATTGTCACTTTAGGGAATGTACCCCTCTCACCAACGCGTAACGCAGTTGCCGTTGATGTGTCCAGATTAACTTCAGCACCCTGATATACACTGCCAACTATCCCTGTTCGGGTAGCAACAATATCCTGAAAGGATGCAAAACTTTCCAGCTGTTCCTGCATCCCCAACCGTACAAATTCATTTATTGTTTCCACAAAAAGAATTCTGGAGTCGTCAGTTTTAAAGAAATCGTCAACCAGACTTGCATGTGCACCGGATAACTTTAAATCACGTGCAGCCAGCTGCTGCGCAAATGCATCCATTCCTTTTGCAGCAAGTTCATCACTAAATTTTCCCTGCTTTCTTGCTTCACGCTCCAGAATTTCCTTGAAACTTACACCAGTTTCGCGTGCTTCATCAAACATCTCACGTGATAATGCTACCTTTTCTATTTTCATAGTTACTCCTCCTTATCCCAACCTCAATGTCACAGTTTTGTTGGTTGAATCAACATCAACAATACGGTACAGCTTCCCTGTACCGGCAGTAGCAGGTATTTTTACGCCACCGTTACCATCCGCTACAAGCTCTCTGTCTTCACCAGCCTGTGGAGCAGTTCCGCTGTAGGGAAGGGTAATGTAACCAGTTTCCTTGACAACTCCACATGTATTATCCTTTTCAATGGTTACCAGAACACCGCTAAACTTATCTTCAGCATTGCATAACGAAACCGTCTTATTTGCACTTACCTTAACCGGGAACCCCTCATGTATACCCCGTTGTATACCGGCACCAAGTTCAAACGTTGCATAATCATTAATTCCATTAAAAGATATTTCAAAAGCCATATTGGTATCCTCCTATTGTATCTTAAATTCATCAGGATTGATATTAGGCATTTCACCATCAGCCCGTGAAGCTCGTGCCCTCTGCACAATGCTTCCACAATGTGGACAGGTTAGCGGGAAAATCTTTTCAGCTTTTGCCCTATAGGCATCCCTGAGTTGCGATGCCTGTTCGTACCCCGCATGTTCAATTGCATCTTTAATTGGATCCGGTAAAGCATCGCCTTCAGAAAGCTTTGCAAACTTTAATGCTTCATTACGTATGTCCTCAACAACCTTTCTGGCTACCTCAATATCCTTCTTTGCTAAGGTAACAGCGCTCTCATCTGGCTCAATTTCTAAAAGCTTAAACAAACCTTCAAGCCTGTCTGCCTTTTCATTGGCTTTATGGAGTATGGCTTCAGCTTCTTTACATATATCCTTTAAAGCTGATTCTGAAAGTTCTACCGTGTCACCATCACCATACCTTGAAGTATCTACCCCTAATTGTGCTATCCATTGCTTTTGTACTTTCATGAATTTACCTCCTTTAGTATCAGGCATCGTACCCTGTGCACTTGCCTGTATATCAATGCGCTTGGCCAGGCTGTCGGCCCCTTGCCATACCAGTGACAGCTCGCCAAAGCTTATAATGTTGGTTGCAATCACCCGTACAATCTGCCCGTCAACTTCTTCACCTTGTAGAAACCAGAAATCATCCAGATCCGGATGGCTCTTTTCAAAATTAAACACTACATCCACACTTGCACTATGAATGGCACCCTCTTTAATCCCCGCTATAATTTTCTGGTTAAATTCCTTGGTAAGCTTTAAACGTGCATTGATGCCAGGAATTACGCTTTCATCATACTTACTGCTTGCCACAACACCAACCCAGTTCTCAACCCGCGTATCATGATTGCTGTATACCGTTTGCCCCTTTAATAGTCTGTAGGCTTTTTTGAGCACTCCTTCTTTTGAAAAATCCAAAAACATACCGTTCCAATAAAACTGCGTGGCTGATAGTGCCCTGAAACTAACATACAAATAAGTATCATCCTCAACCAGCGAATCACTATCATACAAAGGATCATTGGCATCCTCAAACCTGGCATGGAAAAAACGACTTGCAAGCTTGCATTGAGCTATCAATCGCCTCTCGTCAACCTTGCCACCAAGCTTTTCCAGTTCAGCAAAAAATTCTTGTGCCTTCATTATATCCTCCATAATAAAAAACCGATATACGAATCCTCGCATATCGGTTATAGGTGTATGTGTCTGTGATATGATATTAAAAGCCTTCTATATGCAATAAAACCTGTTTAAAATTGTTTAAAAATATAACCCTATAGTTCTCTATACCCCTCCTTGAAAAAGCCTAAAAAAGGCCTTATTATTGCTTTGCTAAACTTCTTTATACCACTTAAAGCCTGCATCATTTCCTATCATGCCCTCACACCATAGTATAACCTTGCTGCTATATCACGCACATGTTCTGGCAGTCTTTCAAGCGGATATTGCCCCGCAACAATCGTTGCTATGTGCCAGTACCATTCATTATGACGTTCAATTGATGCATATTCTTCATTAATCCATTCAGCAAAAAATGCCCCATTCTTAATATAGCGAATATCCTGTTGACGTACACTCTCATTTTCAGATACCATACTACGTACTATTGGCCATTGCTGAATATAACTTGGCTCATGATCCCCATCAGGATCTTCAACGTTATCCATGATATTGATTAAATATTCTAATCGTGTCATAAAATTTCTACATACCAACCATACTCTTGTAAATATTTTTCCATATCGGCTATATTATACATTGTCAAAATCTTTCCAGTTCGTTCCTCAATAATAACAAGTCCAGTGTATTCGTTACTATAAAATGCCCACTTGATGCGTGTACCCTCTATAAAAGTAAACACTCTATCAAAATTTTTCAACACCTTTTTTGCAATTTCTTCATACCCTAAGGGATACTGGCTGAATTCCTCCTTATGCTTTTCCTCATGCTGTCGTAACCGTTTCCCACTATTGTCAGTATCCCAGTACGCATTGGTGCGCTGCTGTTCCACCTTTGCCAGCAATTCCTGCTGTGTTAACTTTGTAACCTGTAGCTTCCGCTCCCTTGCTTTTTTATGTTCTTTTCCCGCTGGTTGGCTTATTATGCCCTCAACATTTCCACCATTTTTCTTTACTACAATATCTTTTGTTATTACCGTAGTCGTACGACACCTGCCATGGTACGGCGGAAGCTTACAACTAATCTTCTCTAAAATCTCCTGAGTGCTCAACCCCTCAAAACTCCGTATCTGCTCAGCAGTAGGCCAGGCAAACTTTTCTTTCAACTCATCCATCGGTGTTTGTAAAACGTCACGAACATGATCCGCAAGCATCTTTACCTCTATGCGCCTTCCGTTCATTTCCCTGCATATTGCACTGGTTTTATTATCAAGTATCGCCACTATCTCAACTGTTGCTATACCAAGCCGCTCATACTGAAAAATTCTGCCATAATTCCGTGATTTGTTTACTGCATTGCGTATACATAAATCATAGTAATCCTTTATTGTTGGATGCTCAAACGCTTCACCAAGCGCTTTTTTAACCCGTGTTACTACTTCCTTGCTGTATGCACGCTTCCCTTTCAGTTCATCCTCAACTACTTTTCTGAGTAAACCTGAATAATGCTCAAACTGCTTCCCAAAAAAGTGCTGATCATGCCGTGCAAAAAAATCCAGCGCATTTGTATCCTCAACCTTCCATTTTTCATCACTCCATACACGACCCAGCCCCAGTTCATATGCCTTCCCTGTCCATTTTCGTATTGTGTCTTCGGCATTAGCCGGTAGCTCTACCTGCATCTTCTCCTGTAAAAGTGTCAGTATATCATCAGCATCAAAATCTATGACAATACCAGATATCCCAACCTGGTAATGTGCTGTATACATTTCAAAGAACTCCTCTAAGTACCCTTCTTCAATCTTCGTTATGCTATCGCCAAACTTTTTTTTTTACTAAGCTGCACAATACCTGGATTTACAGCTATGCATTCCCGCTCAAGCTCATATCTACCCCGTGACGTATTGTACCTGAATACTGCTGATACCTCATCATTTTTCCTATAAGCTTCCTGGTATCCCAATTCACGGGCAAGCGTGTCATTATCAATAATACCCGCATCGCGGCGCTCTATTGCCATCTTCTGCTTTAAGTTCTGCGCCTGTACCTTCTCAAGTAACTTTAAGCTATGCATATCATTAAACACAATATGTGCCTCTGCAGGTATATTTTTCATGGTTAAATGCAAATTGTAAACCCGTTCATTGGCTCGCTTAATCATCCGTTGCATGTTTGCAATCTTGCCAAGCAGCGTTTCGTAACATACCGTTGCATACGTCTCAGTAGTACTGTATGTCCTTCCAAGCATCGCAGGATCAATATCCAGTCCACTTGCAATCTGCTGCTCGGTTGCTTCTATAATCCTGCTCACATCTGCAGCTGCTTTGCTTATGTTATGATGACTGAGATTAATGTCTTCACCTGTTACTGCTACACCTTTTTTCATGTTTTTTAAAAACAAATTAAAGTATCGTTCAAGCTTCTGCTGAAGTCTTTTTTCATATTCATGCGGTGCTTCATTGAAATAGCGGCTATCACTTACCTTAAGCCATGTTATACCCATAAGTCCCCATAGCTGCATCAGGCTATCTATATTCTGCCATTGCTCATATTGCCTCATTAAGTACTGCAATGCTGCTAAAAACGGAGGCAATGCGTATGGACTGTCTTCATCAGTAAAAAGAGGAATATATACAAATGTCATTGAATTAAGTTCAATGGTTTTGCCCGCTACCTGCTGAACAGGAATATATCTGCTGTTTTTATATATAAATCGTATGGTCTTGGCTGGTACCTGATATACCATCTCAACACCACCAAACTGCTTATCAATAACTGTCTCCTGGCACAATGCTCCCGTAATACATATCTGCCTGAACTGCTGATTGATAAATCCATCCAGTCCGGCATCGTTGGGAAATGCATTCTTTGCCAGACTGTTTAGTTCAGTCAGTGCACTATTTACTGCCCGTGTTCCACCTGCAAGTTCTATCCTGTGACCGCAATTACCAAGCATCGTTATCTTTTGAATCGTCTGACTTACATCTGGATTAATGATCGCAAGCTTTCGCAGTATATCAATAAACTCAACAGGATATGAAGGATTGATCTCCCCAATTTCGTCACCAAACCGTGATATACTAAAATAAGGACCTCGTGTTGCCTGTTCAGCAAGCACTACCGTTCGTGGTTTGAAACGTTGTAACAATTTCCGTATCATCCAAATACCGGATTAACTTGTGGTGTAAACGTACCTCTGCCTATCTGAAATGCAATAAATGCACTGTTTAATGCCATGCCAAAATGATTTGCAACATGCTTCTTGTATTCCACTTTTTCGTAACCCTTTGCATCTACTACCTTTTCCTTTTCTAAATTTTTAAGCTGGAATTTGAACTTTTCAAATACTTCAAGCTCCTTTTCGTTGAGCTTTTTTGGATTTGGCAATATGAAAAAACCTTCCTGCAGTAAACTAACCATATCCTCTATACTTGTTGTCCTGTCATGCTTAACCACCGGTATATCCGTTTCGCCATCACGCTCATGCTTTGTGATAAGCTCCTGGGCATTGAAATATTGCATTGCTCCCCAGCCATAGTATTTCTTGCACAAATATTTGGCCAACGGCTTATACGGCATTGCATCTATTACAAAAAACCCCCTGTATGTTTCTATTATCTGCTCAAAGCGTTCCCTGTTTGTTGCAAGTACTTCCTCAAGCCATAACACCTTTAGCCTGTATCCTGTCCATCCCAGTATAACCACATGACAAATATCACCTACATCTATACCAATAAAACTGCTATATGCTTTTCTTTCAAATCCATCACTTCCAATGCATGCATCAAGTACTGCATCTGTCACAGGACA